ATCCACCCAGTTGATGACCCACAAACACAGATTCGCTTTCTTCTCTCAATACCCTTATCATTAGTCCATTTCTCAATCTTGATTTCTCTACGTTCTGCCCTGACATATAGCCTCTTGCAATCATTACAAAATTCCCAATCACACGGACTGGTATTGACGTTAAAAATATTTCTTTGATTACGACCATTGGCAAGATAAGTCACAGGAGTGTATTTAGCCCAATCTTTATAACTACCTCTGTCTTTTACAGGATTCTCTAATTTCAAGCCTTTTGAATGTGTATCACTTCCTTGTGGCTCAAATTGCTGATCAAAGAAATATTTACCTTGCTTCACGAAATGATAGATATACTCCCAGCTACTTGAAAATCGATCCGTGACCGCTTCCGGCATACTGTTAGTTTTCGTCCATGCAATCACTTGACGTACTATCCAACCATGTTCCTGCATTGCTATCGCAAATCTCTCAGGTATCATACACAAGCACTTATTAGGATACTCATTCCCCCACTTGACAGTAGGTACATAGACACTAGAATTACCTTGCTTCAATGACTTAACGTCACCATCCGCAGCAGAATATAAAGTATTCCCACCATGCCCGCCACCCCAAAAAGTATCTCCAAGATTCACCCAACATGATCCGTCAGCACGAAGCACCCGATATACCTCGCAAAAAATCTCCATAAGGTTTGAAATAAATTGGCTGATGTTGGGTTCATTCCCTAGCGATCCCCGCCAGCATCCACACTTAATACAATACGCTTCCTCTACAAATCCGTCCGTAATCTGACCACCAGAAACAATATCAGACTGAGTTGAGCCTTGATGTATATAATGTCCCTGCGCAACACCTTCGGCATAAGGACTAGCAAGCGGACCTAAATGGTTTCGGTATTCATTCCCATGCTTCTTCTCTGCCCAATCTGCCATAGCCTTATTCGCACCTACCGTTGTAGTAGCACCTACTTTATTAACTCTGAAATCCCCACCAATTGTAGCTAATGAAAAGTCATGGTCACATTCAGGATCGCCCCCCCATAGCAGAGGTTGGACTGAAAAAAGACGTTTATTAAAATAAGGGGGCGAGGTAACGCAAGCTGATATACATCCATCAGGCAATCCTCTGAGTACCTGTCTTGTATCACCCGCAACCATTGTATCTACCCAATCAAACATATTATTCCTTTTCAAATTCGGCAATCCTGTTTTCTAGTCCCCAAATTTTGTCTTGTAACACATCATTCTCAGTCTGCAATTCGATTATTTTGTCAATCAAATTCTCCAAATCCCAATTGTACTCGTCCAAAATATGAATCCTTTCCGATATGTCTACCCTAGTGATTCTCATTTTCTACCCCCTCAACAAATTTGACGATTCAACTCAGCGTCAATTGCCTTATTAAGAAACCCCAAAAGCCAAGCACACCTTTCCACCTCATTCAATCCTTTTACATCTTCTTTGTATGCTTTTTCTTGATACAAAGCGTCTCTAGCTTCAATCATCATGCCCTTGCATTGTATGTATATATCCCTGAACCGCTCTCTCAAACCACCATAACTACCAGCAACAAGCCCGGCGTTAAACCAATCAGGATACTTGTCTTTGTAATTATCCTTTGGCTTGCGATCTCCCTGTATCACAGCCATGCCTTCTCCAACCACAATATGTCTTCTTGATTTAGTCGTTTGTTCCGTTTCAATCACGCTCTACCCCCAAATTTACGATCTCCTGAATCAGAAAGCCAACGAACTTCAGTCGTTGGATGAATGATTCCTGCATTTTTCCTAAATGCAGATATTATACACTTGACAATTAAATAACATTATGCTATAATTAATAGCATGGAAAATAAACGTTGGACTACAAGTAATAAAGCTGTTTATAATCTAGGATACCACATTATCTGGTGTCCTAAGTATCGGCGAAAACTGTTGACTAATTCAGTTGAAACACGCCTTAGAGAATTGTTATACCAAAAATCCGATGAAATTGGTTTGACAATCGAAACTTGCGAAATAATGCCTGACCATGTGCATTTGTTCATCAAATCATCTCCTGTTGATAGTCCACATTTCATTGTTCAACAACTCAAAGGATACACATCAAGGATTCTTAGACAAGAATTTTCACAGCTAAAAACAAGAGTACCAACTCTTTGGACTCGAAGCTATTATATTGAAAGCGTTGGTCATATTTCCGAAAGTACTGTTAAAAAATACATTGAGGATCAAAAGAACCAGTGAAAACCTTTTGTTTCAAAATCTACAATTCCAAAAAGAACAGGTATCTCCATAACCAAATATCGGTTGCTGGTGAAATCTACAATCATTGTATTGCTTTGCATAAACGATATTATCGGATGTATAAGAAATCTCTGAACGCCTATTCACTACAAAAGCACCTGACAAAACTCAAGAAATTAGATAAATATTCTCACTGGAATCAACTTGGTTCTCAAGCAATACAGGATATAGCAGACAGAATTGACAAAGCCTACAAGCTATTCTTTAGGAATCAGAAGCACGGAATCAAGTCAGGAACTCCTAACTTTAAGAAACGCAGAAATTATAAATCATTCACACTGAAACAAGCAGGATATAAACTGCTTGAAGATAACAAAATCAAGATTGGTAACAAAATATTCAAGTATTTCAAATCTCAAGACATACAAGGTAACGTAAAAACTATCACAGTCAAACGTGATAAACTTGGGGATATTTATATCCACATTGTGACGGATTTTGTTGAGACTAGAACCGCACCACGCACAGGTGAAATTGTCGGGTTTGATTTTGGTCTCAAAACATTTCTAACAGCGTCCAATGATAATGATATAGAATCTCCTTTGTTTTTCCACCAGAACAGTAACGCAGTTCGCAAGGCTAACCGCAAACTATCAAAGAAACAGCGACATTCTAATAACAGACGCAAAGCACGTAAGAGTCTGGAACGACTACACAAACGAATCGCTAACCAACGGTCTGACTTCCACTGGAAACTAGCTAACGAATTAACTGACAAATATGATTTCATGTTCTTTGAGAACCTCAATATCAAGGCAATGCAAATGCTTTGGGGTAAAAAGATATGCGATCTTGGTTTCTATTCGTTCATGCTGAAACTCAAGTATCTATCGTCAGTTAAAGGTAAAACTATATTCTGCATTGGTCGTTTTGAACCTTCGTCTAAGACTTGTTCTGTCTGTGGTTATATCTATAAAGACCTAGAACTAAAAGAACGAGAATGGCGTTGTCCTGAATGTGCAACATTGCACGACAGAGACCGCAACGCCAGCTATAATATATTAAGAGTTGGGGCATCAACTCTTGGGCTAGGAGATGTAAGTCCAATAGAAATGTTGGCTATCTCTGCTTGAATCCAGAATCCCACGAGCTTTAGTCGTGGGAGTGTGTCAAATACCTTGAACATTTCAAATACTGCCCTGATATGTTCTTCAGAACATGCAAGAATGTTGGAATCCAATAAATTCCACCCCATTGTTATGGGCAACTCTCGAATATCACCTTCCCTATCAGGTACATCACAGAAAAAACAGGCATTAGGGCATCCCCGGCTGGTCATAACCCCACCAAACTTAACGTATTCTCTCGGAGTAAATACTGTTCCAGCGTCACCATAAGCAATCCCGCCAAGCAATATCTTGTCTGCATAAAGATTCCATTGATCCGCCAACTGTTCTGCATAAGATTTATCATAAGTAAAAGTAACACTTATACGCACTTCGTCATAATGCGGTGTCAGCAAATCAGGCGGACCAACATAGGCATTTTCATCAGTTGGCGTTAAATTTGTTTTCCGTGGGAATACACGGGCAGTCGTTTCAGCCATTTCGCCCCTGTTCCAATAATTGAATGTATGTAGTTAGATACTTACAAATATATTCATAAAAATCTACCACGTGAAGCCTCTCAAAACTATCGCACCCAAGTTCCTCGATCTGATCGTGATGCTCTCTACATAATGGAACCGATATATAATCGCTGCCTTTTAACCCCACCCCTGCTTTCTCAACATGATGAGCGTCAACTGGAGTTTTGTTGCATATCATACAGGGGAAACCATGCAGATAATCAAGATAACCAAGACTGCGTTCAATTTTAGTCTTCGGCAAATATCTAGTTTCCGACAGTTCCCCCATAACCTCAAAAGCTTTCTGCATAACACCAACTGCTTCCTCTCTTGTCTCCAGAGGCACGTCCTCGTTATGAATCATCACCCGCAATTCCTCAAGTTCCAAACCCAACTTCTCTACTTTATTCATAACCTCGTTAGCTACATTTTCCACACCACCATAGCGTTCAGGATGATCAGTAGCCTTCGGGAGAACGTTCTCTCGAATAAATGTCCATGTACAACCCGGATTCTCCTTGTAGTAAAGTATCAGCTTCTCCTCTGTCAAAAATAACTTAGCATGTTGCACTGCACGGTAAATGTCCATAGGGTGTCCTGCTTTTCTCATATCTTCCTGTAACCGTACCATTGTCGAATTACCATACTCGCTCTTAATCTTACCTTGACGCATATACTCCAATATAGTGTTTCCTACTTTGAAATATCCAAGAATAAGCAGCCACTTCGCATTCTCTATCGGTTCGTAAGCTTGCATACATTCTTTTAGAAGCTCTGGATAATAATCATTATTTTCAAGTAATGCAATTTCTGACATTTCATTTTCCTTTATAATTCAGACACCATTTACCCGGTTTGAACTCTTTTTTGTCTGTTGATTTCTTGCAATTCCGACAATCGTTCTTGGCATGTATTTTTAAGATTTCATAATTGGCACAGTACAGAAACGCATCCGAAAACTTTTTAGCCATTTTCTAATCCTCCTTATCTTCGTAATCATTTAAAAAATCAAAAGAATGGCGTGGGATCATCGCAAATATCAGACCAACCACACTTGAGAGTCTGATGCTGGATTTTCAGCACTTCGCTCCCCCACGCAAGACATTACAATCTCATGGGCATAATCACGCCAATAAACCCAATATCGTCATTATCCAAAACTAAAACAGGACTCAAACTATCCCTAAACTTCAACGTAACTTTTCCCGTAACCGATTGCAAAATATCCAAAAGATACCTCGCATTCAGAGAAATGATTATAGACGCATCACTATAATCAACAGGAAGGCACTCCACTGCTTCACCAAGATCTGGTGTACTAGAGGTGATAGTAAGAACACCCTCCACCGCTTCCAATCGCACTGAGGGCGTTTTAGGATTGGCTAATAGGCTTACACGCTTTATCACTGATATAAATGATTCCTTATCAAGATCAAGAACTAAATCATTGTTCTTGACTGGATTGATTACTGCCTGATAATCAGGATACTCACCTTCGATTAATCTTGTGATAAACACTATCCCTTCACCACCAATAACCAGTTCCGATTCTAGCAGGTTCACGTCAATCATATCAGCATGGTCAAACATGCTTACTATCTTTTTTACTGCCTTTACCGGAATAATGCCAGTAATTTTCTTTGTAATAGCCCCTCCAGTAATCTGTGTGGCTACCATCAGTCGTTTGCCATCAGTTCCTACCGCAGTTATTGATCCGTCTGTACTTATATCTTTGAATCTTTCAATTATCACATATACACCATTCAGAAAATACCTTATTTCTTCAGTAGACGCACCAGAAACAACTTTCCTCAGTAGTGTGCAAAGTTTCTCACCCTTGATCTTCACTCCGCCATCACTAATACTTGGCACTGGAGGAAACTCGTCACTAGCCAAGCCAGCTATTTTGAACTTCGCTGTTCCATACTCAATTGCTATCCTGTCACTCGATAACGTCTCGATAGTTACCTTGTCATCAGGCGAAGCTTCTCTGACAATATCTAGCAGCTTCTTAGCAGGAATAGTTATTTCACCATCTTCCTCTACTTCTCCTTCGACCTCCATTACCATTCCAATTTCTAAGTCTGTTGCAGCAATCGTTATTTTTGATCTCGTTGTGCGCGTTGTGCCTTGTATAGGAATAATTCCTTGTGCCTTCAACAATACATTACTCAGGATTGGCAATGTATTTCTTTGCGCCGCCACACTTGCCACGTCTGCCAATATCTTAGCCAATACCGAACTTTCAAATACTAACTTCATTTTTAAACTCCTTTTCCATAATATTTCGGCAAGGGGACACCTGCATTCATGCGGGTGAGGAATTGCCGACTTTCCTTTCTGTTAAAAATGTTCTAAATGTTTCTAACAATGTTAATTCTGTATATTTAACATCAGTATTCAACTTTGTACCGTCAAGACGCCGTATATCAAAATACCCACGAGTCCTTCTACCGAATACAAAGCACTCAATACCTTTCCACAATACCTTATCAAAACGTTGAAAACCAAACACCAATCGAGGTGCTGTATTCTTAATATGACTTCGTATACCTTTATAGAGCTTGCGGTTGCACTTTCGCACCTGTTGCATGGCATACCCATCCATACGTTGTTGAATCGTACCGCAGGCTATTACAAAGGCATCGTTTACGTGACTTTTTGATATACCAAACGCTATACGTTTACATTTAGTCAAATAGCCATAAGTATGTGAGACATTAGTATTTGTTTGTCTCAATAGATTAACAATACGCCATCTAATCATCGTCATAAAAGTCTCTGCCTTCAACCCGCTAGAAACCTTTATGTTTAGTTTTAACTTTCCCTTTGATACAAGTTGATGACAGTTAGAGCATAACGTAATCAAATTTTCTGGTCTATCGCCACCAGTCTGTCTGGATTTTAGATGATGAACATTAAGTATCTTATCTCCAGATTTACCCTTGCAGTGCCGACAAATATGTCCGTCTCGGTGAAGGACATATTCTCTGACATTCCAAAATCCCAACTGTGCACCATTCTGATAATTCACGCCCTCTATATCAGGATTCTTTATCTTTTGTATGTCAAAAGAAGCGACCTCAACATTAATCTTTGTTATCGGGAGAATCCGTTTTACCATATCCACCAACTTGATATGAGAATCAATCTTGTGTTGTATAGAAGGAGCTAACCAGCCCTTGTCCTTTTTACGATTAAGGAATCTCAGTTTACGATGCCAAGTCTTGCGGTTACGTCTCGTTCTTCGATATGCCCTTCTCTCAGAATTGAGCTTAATTATATCGGTTCTTAGTTTCACTTCTGCACTAAAAACCTCTTCTTTTTCTGTTACAACTGATACTCCTATATTCTGGTAGCCACTATCTATTCCAAGCGTTATTGGTTGAGTATATTCCTCACTCTCGTAAAGTAGTTGGATCGTGAATGGTGTTCTCTGCACAACCTTAGCCAGACCGTCTTTTAACAAGTGTCTGACTCTACCTAGCCTTTTGGTCGGCATTAATGGTTTACCTGTTTTTGAAATTATATATACCACAAAAAAACTCCTTTCAGAGTAATACAGGATTGCTCCTGTTAGAGACGCATCGAGATTGTTGGAAAAGGTTTTTAAGTCTGCCACACCGTTCCTACCCTCAGAACTTTTAATGGCAGACCACAGAGCTACAAACTTGCGTAATATTCGTAGGTGTGTATGTATTTCTCTTAACCAACTGCTGTGTAATTAAACACCCTCTAGTCAATCAAGCTTTTACAAGCCTCCGCATTTATGCGGGGGTTATTGACCAACCATTGAATACTGTTCATATCGAGCGGATAATCCGATAACCATTTTTTAACATCAACGTAGTCTAACCACCTATCATCAGGCAACTCATCAATAATAATCCCTACTTTTGATTCCATTGCTGTAAGAACCATATCCCCATATCTTACCTTGATTACTGCAAATTGAGTCTTTATATCGGTCAACGGAAGAATCTCATTAAGATATAATTCAGCATTATATCTTTTCGACCATGCAAGCAGACATTCCCCTAGCTCACCATCCTTTATTCCCAATATTAGTTCTGGTGTTGATATTACATAATAGTTTGTCCTTATTAAATCAGGAAACATGGCTACTCCTTATTGATAAACTTTGTGCATCTCAGGTCAAAATCCAGCTTTATTGTCCCAATAGGCCCATTCCTTTGCTTTGCTACTATTATCTCTGTTGTATTATCCTGGTTATCCCGATCATAATATGACTCTCTGTATAGAAAACAAACGGTATCTGGATCCATCTCCAAACTCCCACTTTCCCTCAAGTCTGATAGTAAAGGGCGCTTATCTGACCTTTCTTCTGGTCCCCTATTAATCTGCGCAACTGCTATAACAGGTATCTTAAAATCCCTTGCAATCTGCTTTAATGAAAGAGAAATTGCAGACACTTCCTGCTGCCTATTCTCGACTTTCTTATGCGATTTTAATTGCCCAATTTGATCTATAATAATTAATTCCACACCGTATTGGTGCTTCATTCTGCGCACCCTTGACCGCAGTTCCATATCAGTCAGTCCCGAAGAATCATCAATTATTAAACTGCCTTTATAGATTTCATTGACTGCATTTGTTACCTTTGTCAAGTCGGTCTCGTTAAGATGCCCTGTTTTTAATAAAAAACTATCTAACCCACTTAACGAAGATATTATTCGTAACATCAATTGCTCTTTAGAAGTTTCAAGGGTAAAAAATCCAACTGGTATTTTTTCAACTAATGACAAAAACGTTGCAATGTCTTTCACAAATACAGACTTCCCCATACTTGTTCTTGCTGCAACAATAATGTAATCTCCCGGATACATCCCTGTTGTAAGATAATCTAATTTATTAAACCCTGTTGGAATGCCAGCCACCGAAGATTTACTGCTAATTGCAAGATTAATTTTATCTAACACTCCATTTACCATACTTTTCGCAGTTACAAACTGTTGTGGCGACACGTCCTTTATGTTTAATATCGAACTCTCCGCCATATCTAACAATGTTTCTGTTTCAAGTGTATCATCATAACTGTTATTATATATTTCTACGGATGCTCTTATTAGATTTCTCTTACGTGCAGTATCTCTTACTATCTCAGCATAATGCGTTACATTGGGAAGATATAGGGTGCTATCAATGAGACTGGAAATATAGCCTACGTCACCGACTTTTTCTAACTCCCCAGCATTATCTAATTCTCTAACAATCATCAAGCAATCAGGGGGTATATTCTTCTGGTAAAGACTAAGTATGGCATTAAATATCTTTTCATGCGCTTCTTTATAAAAATCCTTCCCCTTTATAATTTCTATGATTTCCGCTACAGTCATCAGGGAGCTTTCCGGCAGCATACAAGCCCCCAACACAGCCACTTCTTCGGCTATACATACCGGAGGCACTCTATCAAATCTTATTCCACTTGCCATTTTTATAATCCTCTATAAGTTGATTCATTTGTTCTTGCGCACCTTCTACACCCATTCCTGCTAACTTAAATAAATTACCTAACTCTTTCTGGTACTCAGGTTCTAAATGCGGATCTTCCCATTTAGGAGGAACCCATTCAAGTGGATTAGAGCGACCTTTTAGCTGTTCCTTTTTGGCATACCACCCTTGCTCTAATCCATATAGCATGTATGATACGATCTTCTGCTGATTAGATTCGAGACTGCCTTTTTCTAATACCGCAACCTGCTGTTCCTCTGGATACTCCGATATTTTTATTAAGGCGTCTTTTATAGGTTTTGACTGTATTGTGAACTGATTGAATTTGGTCTGTATCAGCTTGCAAGTTTTTTCATAATTATTATTTTTTTTTACTTTTTTATCATAACCAGTACTTGGATCCTTAGAAATAGATATATCTCTTAGATCTATATTTAGATCTATATCTAAGTTATCTCTAAGGTCTGGCAACGCTAATGATAGTGCGGGGTTAGAGGGGGTCGAGTTTGTCACCTGACAAACTTGAGTTTGTCCAGTGACAAACTTTGAGTTTGTCGCCTGACAAACTTTATTGTTTGTCACCTGACAAACTTCTTTATCTTTGTGATTAGGAAAGTTTGTCGCTTGACAAACTTTATTGTTTGTCACCTGACAAACTTTTTGTTCTAATATTCGTTCTCGTATTGCTTGACGAGGTACAATCTTTTGCCATTGTTCATAATCTTTTTGGAATACTATTTCTTTCTGCTTCCAATCCAATTCAATTATTTGCCTTTCGGCTAATTTGAATAATGTTTCTTTAACCAAACATTTATTAATACCGAAATCTTCAAATACTTTCCATTTCTTGATCTGCCAAACTTTTCTCTTATAACCGTATGTATTACGCAAGATCAAAAATATAGCTTGTGATTCTAGCGTAGTTAATTTTGTTCTTGCGAGTGCTTCTAATATTTCATGCGCTATTGGGGTAAATCCATTTTCTTTTTGCGGCGATGCACACATAATTATGCCACCACATCCTCTTGATGAGATAAGAGGGTCGCCGAAGTTCTCATCAGCCTCAACCTCCTGCCCCCTTGCAAGGGAGTGGGGCGAGTTGGCTACTCCGGCGATTCTGTGTTCAAATCTTTCTTAATATATATCAAATAGCTTCTTGATAATGTCCTTGCGATTATAACTATCCAGATTCTTTACAGCCTGTGCTGTCATTGCTTTCCCTAATGACTCAGCAATCGTAAGAAAAGCCTGAGCAATAATCCCCCGTACCTGCGGACAGACTTTATCCCATTCCTCTTTGGCAATTGCTTCAATATCCTTTTCTACCGTTTTGGCTATCTCTGCTTGAATCACTGTTCCGATAGCGTGTTTTACTGAATAGTCTATGGCATTAATAATCTGAGAGGACATCGTAGCAATCGCCTCTGTTTTTGCTTTATTAACAATTTCTTGCATTTCTTCTGTAGTAAACATAATATCTCCTTTCAAAACTTCTTATTGTGCAATCTCGGTCTACTCTGATTACGTTTCACTTTCTCAACTATGGCTTTCTCTAGATCAATCTCTTTACTAAAAGCATATAAAATTACACCCATTAAAATCAGATCAATTCTAGGCTCTCCTTTGTTCTTCTTATACATTGGATTTATATCTTCATAATATTGACTTACTAAAGAATGAAGATCGGCTATAATCGTACCATCATTAAAAGGAACTTTCTCCTCTCCAAAGCCAATCTTTAATTCAGCATGTTTACTTAAACGTGCAAAAGTTAAAGGTGCTTCATCATTTTCGAGGTGAGGTCGCAATTCACTATCCAAGTCAATATCCCTGCCACCGCAGTAATCGAATAACCGTATACAGAAATCAGCAAGTTCCTCTGCAATTCTTTCCTTCGCATCAGGTTCTTTGCTTCGCATAGCTTCCAGACATTCTGATAATTCTGAGTGTAACAAAGCAATGATTTCACCATCATTTCTAGGCTTATCCCAAAATCCTTTATCAACAGCGTTCTGATGTGCAACTTCAATATAATCTTTTATTGTCATGATTACCTTCGGCTCAATAATATGCCGATTATTAGAAAGGCAAATCCTAATATCCCTAGTAGGAATTTCAATTTATTGCCTTTCTGTGTAGATTTTCTTCTCTCGTCAGGGGAAAACACATAG